ATCGTGGAGCCTTGATCGCGTCCTAGTAGTCCATCGATTCGCTGAGACTCAAGGTAGGCGAACAACTGCGAAAACTGCCGCGATTCGCTTACCGCTCCGTGCCCCAAAGCCAAGAGATATTCGCCGCAATTGGTAAGCGAAAAGCCTTGGCAGGACCCCATATTTCCTTGCTTGTCGTGCCTCAAAAGCCTTCGCGGGTCGATTTCCTCAGGGGCTGAAAAGTCACGAAGCGTGAACGGCATGGAAACGGAATTGCTTTGCAGTTCGTCGCGTCGTTCGAGCGCGGGATCGTAGCCGGTGAAAAATTCCATTTACCACGCTCCAGCTATATCTCGATTGAGTTTCGCAATCTCGGACTCTTTGCCCTCAAAACTAGCAGGTAGCTTTAGCTCATCAATGGCGTTGTAGACGCGGTCGAGGGCTTCGCGTTGCTTCGATCCGGCATTAGCCGCAATGAATTGCGTCCACTGCTCTTGATTGACAATCTCACGCTTTTCGATCTTGCTAGCCGCCTCAAGAAACGCCGCTCTGTATGCCGCTCGGATGTTCGGCAATGTTGACGCTACAACGCCTTTGATATCGGCTGGCTTAGGATCAACGCTACTAGGCCTCTGGAACGCAAAGTAGATTGCACCTGCCGCGATGATCCAAGGTAGCCAACTCGATTCGGGCTTACTCATCGTCGCTCGCTTCCGCTTCGATCTCCGCCTCTGCGTAGAGTTGAGCCGCTGATGGAGCGTTGCTGTACTGGGCTTGAGGGATCGCCGACAGAAAGCCGTTTTCCTTCGCCCAAAAATACAAACGGATTGCCATTTGGACCAGCATAATCACCGTCACCGGATCGAGTCCGTAGGCAGTCTTTGCGTGTTGGCGATAGGATCTCCGGAACGCCTGACGGTCGCCGCCAGTCTCGTTGTAAATTCGGATCGCGTCATCGGGACGCCATGCCGTTTCGCATCGCTTAAAGAGGCTCACTTTGCCACCTCATCAGGCTTTGGCAGTGGCCGGATCGAATCGCCGACAATCCACGCTCCAACGGCTAGCACAAGCTGTTGAATCTGCTCTTCGCTCAAAGGCACTTTGTCCTTTAACACAATCACGGCAACGACCGCAGCGGCTGCCCAAAATCTCTTAGACTTCAAAAGGTCTTGCATATCACACTCCCTTGGTTCCTTGCATTGTAGCAAGTGCTAAGGGGATTGCAAACTTTGGCTAAATGACAGATCGCTTCCGCAAATCCTCAATCCAAAACTCTCCGTCCTTCGCTTGCGTTTCCGCCGCGTAGACCGCAACGGCTAATGCCGCCCAGTAGTGAGACGAAACGCCAAACAATGGCCCCGGTGCTTTCTTCGTGCCAACCACTCCAAAGCGGTCAATCAACGCTTGGCGGATGTTCGCGTCTTTTGCACGCATCGACTGACACAAGTGCATCTTCACCGACTTCCTTGGCACTAGCCTAACCTCGGTGCCAATCGTGCCCGCTAGCCATCCGATACCGGCGACAGTGCGAAACACCTCCTGCCCGACCGCCATGCCGTAGGACTCAATCCACTCGCAAGCGACGGTCTTGACCTTTGCGAGCATTTCACGCTTTTCCCACTCAGTAAAACGAATGAAACTCGAAAACGTGTCAAGTTGTATAACCCGCTGTTCGTCGCAGTCCCACCAAACAAACGCATGCTCCTTCGGCCCTGGGTCAATGCCGAGAACTATGTTTTTACTCACCGGTTGCCTCCATTTTCGGTTTTTTTCTTTGGTTCCACGCTTGATGAGCCGTCGTCTTAAACCGCTTGATCGGCCCGTCCGCATTGCACTTGCAACACCTGACGCGATACTCTTTCTCTTCGTCGATTAGTATCACAAACCACTCCTGATCGCTATTGCCGCAAAACGGGCACGGACTGAAACTAGGATTCATTACGCTCACCGCTCACCTCCATCTCTTTAATCGCTCGATCTAAATACCACGCCGCTTTTTTGAGGTCTTCGACGCCTCCTTTGAGGTCATACCTCCAAAGATACTTAATTACGTTCCCAGTGCAGTACTTCACAAACCCGCTTCCTGTCGCCGCCTTGATAGCCTCGATGCACTCGATCCCGCCTTGGTTGTAGTGCGGTGGGTGATTGACGTTGTCAACTGTCAAGCATTCCTTGACGGTTGAGGCAGGTTCAAGTTCGTGTTCTAAAAACCAGCCGCATCTTTCATCGTCTCTTGCTTTCACAAAAACAGATATTTTCTTGCTAGTTCTTACGATCTCGTCCACAACGAAAACATCCTGAAACAAATAAGAACCTGGCTTGCTCACTCGCACCCGATCACCAACCTTAAATTTCGTTTCGCTCATTTTTTCTTCCCTCTCAAAACTGGATTATCCGGCCTGACGTACTTCGCCAGTTCCGCTCGTAACTCTTCGCTTCGATCCCTAAATCGCGTCCGGTCTTTCGCCGTCTTTGCAAGTTGCGATTGCAGCGACTTGATTTCGCTCGTTTGCTCTGCGAGCAACGCTTGCAGATGCTCGATCTCTTTTGCCATGTCCGTTAGGCTGATTGCCATTTAAAAGTCTCCGTGAAAAGTTTCCGCGTCTCGAAACGCATCGCTGAACCGCTTACCGTCAAACTTCAAACTAAAACGCCCTACCTTGCCATTTCGTTGCTTTTCGAGTAGTACGGCCGCTTCTTGAGCATCTCGGCTTTCGCGATGCAACAGCATCACAATATCCGCGTCCTGTTCGATAGCACCTGAATCCCGCAGCATGTTGATACTAGGCTCCTCACCTTCTGCCGCTCGTCCGAGTTGACACAACACCAGCAACGCGACATTGAGTTGCTTGCTGACCCTCGCAAGTTCGCCGCTTATTTGCGTTACCCGCTCGTAAATCTTTTGATGTGGACTGCTACCGCGAATCAATCCAAGGTAGTCAACGATTACCAGCCTCACGCAACGCTTAGCTACTTCCGCCCTTAGCCGCGATTCGATTCGTGCCATCGAGATACCAGCCGCTTGCCACACGTAAAGCGGTAGTTGCTTGGCCTCACTACAAGCCTTGAGCATCCTCAAGCAATCCGCATCCGTGTAACTTGCATTCTGCATTTCGCTGATCCGCATGTCGGCATTCTTGACGAATTGCCGCTGGCCGATTTGCTGGTTACTCATCTCAAGCGAAACGAATAGCGTTTGATCGCCGTTCGCCGCCGCGTTTTGTGCAATATCCATCGCTAACGCAGACTTGCCTATCGACGGTCTAGCCGCAAGAATCGCATACGATCCAAGCGGTATCCCGCCACTTAGGGCAGTGTCAATTTCCCTAAATCCAGTTCGCACTACCGCCGCCGTTCGCCTGTTAGCTCGTGCGTCTTCGAGAGTCTCAAGGTAATCGCCCATCAAGTCACCAAGATGCTGAACATCTTCGCCGCCAATGCTCTTAGCCTTGAGCAATCGCTGTTGAGCGTTACTGACAACCGAATCGGGATCAAACGCCAACGATGAAGCCTCTGATACGCCCCATTCTAACGCCAACAACACCCGCCGCCGCTCCGCCCATTCTGCGACTTGCTCTGAGTGGTAAACGATGTGGCCGGGCACGGTCTTTGTTACCAAGTCAGCAAACCCAACATCCCCGCCGATCTTGTCAAATACGCCACGCTTGCGAAGTTCTGAAAGCATCACCGATTCGCGGTGAAACTCTACGCCATCCCTAGCCATTGCTTGAAACGCTTGCCATGCGTCCGCCATCGGTTGATGAATGAAGTCGGAAGCGTCTAATGCATCCGCTACCGCGTAGAAGTCGCCGGGTCTGAGGATGATGCCCGCAATCAACTGCTCTTCGATTGCTCGGCATGTCTCGAAGTGGCTTGGATGTAGTGGCATTATGCTGGCTCCCAGTTTTCGTCGATAACAGGCAGGGTGGATTTTTTAGGCTTGGGTGACGTGTAGCCACCTTGCCCTACGTTACTTGGTCGATACTCAGGCTTGATGCCTTGGTACTCGTTGCCAATTGCAAACTCAATTGCATATACCAAGTGAGATGGACTGTCATAACCTCTTAGGGACTTCGATACGTTCGCCCGGCTCTTGATCTTCTTGCCGATACTCGCCCTCATCGACTCGAAGTCGCTAAGGGCTTGTCTTACTTCTGGAGTATCAAAGCCGTCCGGTATGTCCCACTCACCTAGCGAAGTTGCTTTACCTGTCCCCTTAGGGGGTAGGGGGTTGTTAATACTCTTCTCTACTCTACTCTCCTCTATTCTAGGCGTTACTGTAACGTTACGCGTTACGTTACTTGTTACGTTACTTTCCGGCTCTGATTCAAGCCGCTTTTTCTCCCGGTATCGGGCTTGTCTCTCTGCGTTCTTGGACTTCTTTTTTCCGTCCGGCTCAACGTTGTATTCATCGAAAAACCTTGGGAAAGTTAATCCCTCGTCGGTCTCGATAACCCATCTAGCCGCTGCCATCGCTGATCCAAAACCGGGCATGTCGGCAATATCATCGAGTACCCAAAGTCCCACTCCAAAGCACTTAAGATCGTCATCAACTCGCACTCCGCGATGACGCATAACACCCCACACCGATAACAACGCTCCAACGCAAGCGTTACGCGTTACGTTACGCGTTACGGTCATGTTACGCTGTGTTTGCTGTGACACGTAACGCGACAATTCGCCCTTTTCGTCGCTCAGCATGTCCGCCATTAGGCAGACTTTCGGGTCTCGGTAAAGATCCGTTCGCATCTTGATCCAATCGCCTGCCATAGCAGTACCCTGTACTAAATCCCCCGGCCAGTGCTAAGGTGGCAGCCTTGCGAAGAATCGCTAGATGCACCGACCGGGGGTAGTTGTATTGTAGTGGCTGCCACACCATTTCGCTAAATTGTACTTTTCGACATTCCGTAGGCATATGCCTAGTCAGACTACTCGAAGGAAACTGTTATCTTTTTCGGCTTGAAAAGCAACGAACCAAAGAACGCTGCTATGTCGTCGCAGTTGCCGTGAACCACGTTGAGTTTAGCACCTTGATTCGGCTCAATGGTAGCCTTTCCGCTTTCGTCAATCGGAACTTCTTGCCACCACAACTTAGCCTCTCTGTCCCATCGAAATCCGTAAATCTTTAACCAGGGCGAAAGCCGAAAACCTTCACCACGAACGATACATACTTTTTCCATGTTCTCACCCTCTAGACCGATATCGGCCTGATCGTATTTGATAGATGTAGTCAATATTGCATCCCAACTCAGCCGCCCACGAAGGGGCTGTCCGGTCGCGTTGCTTGATACGCTCGACAATCTCCGGTGCAATCTTGCATCGAGGTGACTTGACGCCAAAGCCATCCTTGCCAAGAACGAATCTTGCGTGATCGACGTTTTCTTGATTTGTAACCCACTCAAGGTTCTCAACTCGGTTGTCGAGTTTGTTGCCGTTCTTGTGATTGATCTGCTTGTCATTTTCGTCGCCTAGAAACGCTTGGGCAATCAGTCGATGAACTAGAAATGACTTAGGCCGCTTGGGGCTTGATCCATCGTAAAGACTCACGGTCAAGTAGCCTTTGGAGTTCTTGCCGCCGGACAATATCTTGCCCGTTACCGCGTTTGCTATGTCGCCGTTGCTGTAGGCGATGTATCGCCCGTTGTAGATTTCTTTTTCCATTTACTCACTCGTCACGTTAAAGGATTGAAGAACGCCCCGCCCCTTTCGGGGCGAAGCGTGGAGGTTGTTGCGGTAGTTAAAGTCAGACACTCGGCACTTACCGCGCACCAGCCCGTTTGGCGGGATTCCTGCCCCATGAAAGCAGGCACCTTTGCCCAGGCGGGCCAACCTGTTAGTCGAAGAGGGTGGGAGCGTTTGCGATTGCTTCCGCTCGTCGCAAGTTCTTGACCGCTTCTGCGAAGTACGATTCCTTGAGTTCAACGCCGATGAACTTCCGCTTCATCTTGATCGCCTCAAATCCTTCGGAGCCAACGCCAAGAAACGGACTCAGCACTGTATCGCCCTCCTTACTCCACAGTTGCAAACAACGATGGATAACATCAAGTTGAAGCGGGCAGATATGCCGAGTGTCTTTGTCATCGCGTCCAGCCCTTCCGTTGAGCGTGTTGCTTTGGTCGATGTCCATCCACACTGGCGAAGCGTAACGCTGCCAAGTATCAATCGAGAAGTTGCCAGTTTTCTCAAAGTCAGTACCAACGAAGTGGTCGAACTCGCCCGCGATAGGATCTGCGTTCTTGCCCGGCTTGCGAAACGTGCATACGTAGTCAGGGATGCCTTGCCGACTCATCGCAGAATCTTTGCAAACTTGCTTGTGAAGCAAACCAAGGGCTTTCGTGCGTTGCATCGCTGTAACTGGATCCTTCCAGATGCAAACCTCTGAATGGTATATCCATCCGTTAGCCTGAAAGCATCGGATAATATCCCCGCGAAAGTCTCGCAGTCCGATGTAGCCGTTATGCTGAATCGTGCTTGGCATGTTCATGCAATGCACGCTGCACAATCGCCCGGTCTTGGTGACTCGGAACAACTCCTTCACCAAATACGAAAACTGCTCAAAGAATTGCTCATCGCTTTCGCAGTTTCCCATGTCGTTTACGATGTCACTGTAAACGTATAGCGATGCGAACGGTGGAGAAAATACGCTAAACCCGATTGACTCATCAGGCAACGCCGGAACTACCTCGCAGCAATCGCCGTTGTAGATCGCCCACCCGTTACCCTGTGACATTTCATTTGCTGGAATACTCATTGACTAAACCTCCAAAAAAGACGGAACCGAAAACTTCTCGCTCGCAACGTGCGAACGCTTACCTTCACGCAAACCAAACTCTTCTAGCGTTGACATTCGCATCGCGTCAGCCATACCGCACCGCATCGCTTCAAAGTCGCATTGCTTGCGAGCAATCGCGGAAGTGATCGCGGATTCGCTGTCGGCTATGACAATGTGAACATCAACCGGCTTAGTCTGGCCGTAACGCCAGCAACGCCTGACCGCTTGGTAATAGTCCTCAAACGAGTACGACAAACCAGCAAAGATCATCGTGTTGCAGTTCTGCCAGTTCATGCCCATGCCTGCTATAGATGGCTTACTGACCAATACGCGAAACTCATTCTTACCAAATCCGAGCAATCGAGACTCCTTGATTGCGTCTTTGTCCGACCCTCGAACCTCGACCGCATCCGGCATGAGTTTAGCAAGTGCGTCCGCTTCGTAGTTCGTATCGCACCAAATCAAGCATTGCCCGTCTACGCTAGCCGCAATCTCTGCCGCTTTTGCACAACGTGCATCGCATGTTTTCCGCTTCTCTTCGTGGATGTTGGTTGCGCTCAATCCAGCGATGTTAAACAGATAGCCGTTTTCATTAGATGCAATGTCAGACTCTACCGTATGGCGATGCGTGCGAAGTTCTGGAAGTGCGAACCCGTTATCTACTCCGCCAATGTCCGATGGCTTACCGATGCAAACCGCCCATTGCGCAACCCACTTCCAAAAGTCGCCATGTCCATGAGGCATAAGCACCCATTTTGACGTATCGCTCGAGTCGTGGAAGAAAAACCTATTGAGCATGTCAGAGGCTTCGCAGACGCCAAGGAACTCGGCATGGTTTCCAAGTTCCATCGTGTCGTTAGGCGATGGCGTAGCGGTGCAAGCCAACTTAAACCGCGTCCCTTCGTAGCGTGCTATTAACTCCGCCTTGGTCTTACCCGCAACGCTTTTAAGGATCGACGATTCGTCAAGTACGACTCCGCCGAACTCCACGCCATCGAAGCGATGTAGTTTTTCGTAGTTTACGAGATTGATGCCATCGATAACCGCATCGGACGAATCAACAACTTCGACTTGACATTGGATTGAGAACTTCTCCGACTCTCGTTTTGTCTGATGTCGCACGCCTACCGGGCAATGCACAACAATCGGCATTTGCGTCTGTCGATGAACAAGCCTAGCCCATTCGAGCTGCTGAAACGTCTTGCCGAGTCCGCAATCCTCAAATAACGCCGCACGCCCTCGACGCATCGCCCACG